CGCGCTTGTCTTCCTGATTGTCACAGTCTCACAGCAACCAGACCAAACATCAACGTTGGTTGCACGGCTTACATTAAAGAATTCTTCAACAGCCGCAGGGGTGGCAATCATCTGCGTAGCAGGGAGAGTAGTTCCATCGAGCGAGATAGCGAGTGAAATCTCGCCAACTGTTTCACCGTCAGGAACAGCGATGTTTGCTCCAAAATCTACGAAGTAGTTAGCGGTTTTTCTTCTCATACCACAACCTGGGCATGTAGGAACCCAACCGCTAAGAAGGAAGTTTCCACTGCCTTCTCTGAACTTAACAAATCCTTTAGAACAGGGTTTTGCGGCATTTGTAAAAACTACCACTTCTCCAGGATTAACGGTCTGGACGGCGTTTGCATTGTATTCAGCCATGCAAATACCTCCAATCAACCATTACATCCGCAGCCGTATCCGTTGTAGTAGTTACCGCAACAATTCGGATTCTGAACCACGTAAGCCGGAATAGGCGACGGGTTCAAATAATGCTCAAGCGCTGCTGTCTGTGCGGCATTGTCAGCCATGATCTGAGCTGTCTGAGCATTCTGAGAAGCTGCCAGATTAGCCATTGTAATCTGATTTTGAAGTTCTGCAATCTTCTCATTCTTCGCATCAATCTTGTCCTGGCACAGTGTGTCGAGAATTCTCTGAGTGTTAGCGTTCTGGTTAACCATCACGTCTCTCAGAGCATCTGAGACTGCCGCACGATCTGCGCAGTTCTCGGCTAAGATTGTGGAATTAAGGTTCGCTGACGCAAGCCTGTTTTCGCAGCAGCAGTTAGCCAGCTGTGACGCAAGAGTGTTAATTCCACTGGAGATCGCCGTCTGCGTAGCAAATGACTGCTGCATGTTCGCCATCTGGCGAGCACTGTCGGCTGTTTCTGCATTTGCGAATCCTGAAGTAATTGCAGAGTTGATTCCAGTAAGGCCGTTCATCACTGCGGACTGATCGAAGCCGCGCTGAACATCATTGCCAACATTCATAGCACCGCAATTACCAAATCCATTACCGAAACCGTTTCCGCCCCAGCCGATAAGAAGAAGGACGATGAGCCACCAAGCGCCATCGCCGCCAAGGAACCCATTGCCTCCACCGTAATTCATCGGGGAAACGGGCATAACAAGGCCATTGCCATTGTTATCATAAGAAAGAGACATAGAACGTAATTTCCTCCATAATATGTCAGTCTATACATAAACCGTGGCCACTAGGTTTTGTATACTTTATCGCCTTCCAGTAAGCTGGTTTGCAATCTGCATCGCTTGCTGGAGCTGTTGCTGTGAAACTTGCCCGCTATTAACCATCTGTTGAGCAATCGCCTGCGGATTAAAATTCTGAGGGAGTGACTGCGCTAACTGATTAGCTCTTTGCAGAACATTCGTGTAATTGTTAATCGGCGGTTGAGATTGAACAAACGGCTGCTGAGAAGGCATGCCACCATACATCATGTCAAAGATTGGATTAGCCATTCTTTCCACCAGACTTTGACATACTCTCTACCATCTGCTTCAGCTGATTAAAGTCTTCTTTTGTTGCAAACTGGCTCGTGTCGATCTGTGCAGCAGCCTGGCTACTCCCATTTTGAAATTCTGCTTCAGAAACCGTGTAGTCACAAACCATCAACGGATTGATACGGCCATCTGGACCAGCAGACTTGATGTACATCTTAGTTGTTGAAGAATCTAGCATCAGGATTGTTTCATTCGGGCCAACCGGAGTAGATTCTGCTTCGCCTCTTCCGCTAACCCATTTGATGTTAGACTTCACCTGCGGAGGAGCATAGCTGTTCATAGGCATCTGAGGAATCTGATAGTTAGCACGAGCATCATTCATCTGCGAATAGTAATTCGGCCACACGTTTGTACCATTCGATGCATAAGTAGGCATGTTAATCATGTTAGGATTGTAAGGATAGTTTGGCATAAGTTAGTCTCCTTTTGTCCAGAAGTACACTGGAATCTCATTACCAGAATCCCATGTATCGTAGTAGTCACCGTTTACGACAGCTACAACATGGCTTCCTGTAGCCAAAATAAAAGTTCCGCGAGGATAGTCGACGCAAAACTGTTTTACTGTGTAGCAATCAGGGCATGTGTTCGGAAGTGAGAACTTTTTAAATCCAAGTCTTTTAACATACTGTCCCCATACACGGTTTGAGTTTGACATGTCTTTTATGACATAACCTTCTACCGCTAGACCAATATAAGTCTCGTCCCAAGATTGTCCGGTTGCTTTTGAAATCGCCCTAACAGTGCAATCTATTACAAGATTGTTATAAGGGTTTGGATTGTAACTCTTAAAAGCCATTTAATCGCCGTTCCGAATCTGTTTGAACGTACATTCGCCATTCCATTTCATCGGCGTTCTTCTTAAGAATGTCGAGAATTGATGAGCTGGACGGTGGATCAAACGTCAGTTTTGTTCTAAGCTGAACATACTGTTTCGCCATTGCGAGAACGTTTCCGCCTTCCGGCAAGAAATCCTCCCATTTTGAATTTTCATCAACTGTGAAGCCAGCTGAAGGTCCGATGCCACACTGATTCATGACGGCGAAGTATGAATTGATGTGCATCAGTAGATCCGAGTCGAAGTAATCGTATTCCACACTTGGTCCGATCCACTTCTTAACAGATTCAAGAATACCTGTATACTCTTCTGCCATAAAAACTCCTTATTGCCGCCACGGGCATGTGTCAAAAGGTTTGCGATCAACAGGATCGAGCATAAGTATAGATTCATCACTATAATGTATAGCTCGATGTGTTAGATCTACAGTAGTGATTACATTCTCAGGATCTAAGATCATTGAATTGTGATCTTCCAGGTCCTTGACTGTAATCGGGTTAATGTGATGGATGATGATTCTGTCATAGATCTCTCGATCCAGACACGCTAAATCGCATCCATGATCTCTTTGAACGATCCATCTTCTGAAATCTCGCCATTCTTTAGAATGGTAGAAGTCCTGATTCAACCATCGCATGTCGTCAAACGTTTTAAACCCGATTGACGATCGGAGTTGCAGGTACTTAAACCTTTCTAAAAATGTTGGAAGCTTAATCAATTCCGAGTATGACTTGGTTTGGATCGTCTGGCTCATTGTCAGCTCCAGAATATGCTCGCATAGCCTTGATAGCATCTCTATACAGCTCTTCCGTCTTCTTTGCTGATTCAAGGGCATCGGCTTTAGCTTTCAGAAGTTCGTTTTCGTTTCTAAGTTTCTCTAATTCAAGCTGTGATTTGGTTGAAGCAATCTTCAAGAAGTAAATATACTCTTGCGCAGACGCTTTACCGTTGAGCATTCGATCTTCAACGCGATCCATAGCCAGCGCAATCATCTGATTCTCTCTGGCTTCCGGTGTTTGAGCTGGTGCTCTGCGTCTTGAACTAGACTTTTCAGTCTTTTTCATCACCTTTCACCTTCCTTTGTTAGTGGTTCTTCTCGCCAAAATATAAGTTATGTTCCTTTCCCTATAACTTTCTAAGTATTTTTTATGGACTACAGAGAGATGCGTCATTAGGTTCGTCTACAGGCGGAGGTTTTAGTAAAGACAGGAACAAGTTTACGTGCTAGGAAAGGCTTATCAGAATCTTGAAAGGAGATTAAAAAGATCAACTTTTTTCTCTGTAGTCCGTAAAAAACACTTAGGTATGGTCGAGTTACTCCGGAAAGAATATGCAAAAATATCCCCCGGAGAATTTTTTGAGACAGGCGGCGATGAGGAGGGGGTGTAATTTCTGAGACCCCTCCCCCGTGTGCCAAAAATAATAGGCACTAGGGTGTATCGAATATCACGAAACTAAAAAAGACCTTAAAAGTAATAGATTTTCACTATAAAATCGTTCTTCAAATCAAATTCAGTTACTTTTCTAATCTTTTAAGGTCTTTAACAGTTTAATTTGATTACAAAGTTTTAAAATTGTTGTTAACTAAAGCATTAACTTAACAGCTTTCAATCATCTACTTCTTTTGTAATCGTTTTGTATGTTTCTGGGAGTAAGGACACAATCTCATAGACAGCGGTCAATGTTGCTAATTCTTGATCAGCTTCGCTAAGTTCTGAATTAGTATCTGCTAATCTAGCTATGAATTCGCATGTATAGTAACCTTTGTCTTGATCAAAGCGTCTCCAATCGTCCCATTGTGTGAATGGATCGAATGGATTGTCCTTAGTTGTAAGCATGGTAGCTTTACTCATAACAATGGGCTCCTTAAATATCACGATATTGCTTGTCGGTATACGAACCTTAATGAAACCAATGAATTATTAGACCTAAAATATCACGATTGACTATAAAAGGATCTGTAAAACAGCGTAGAGGTTGCATGTAGTATTCGATAGCTTCGACTAAAATATCACGCTACTCTTATTGGATCGATTAACTAACAGATAAAGAATGTGTTGTGTTACAACTAACGAATACAGACCCCCCTAAAATATCACGGTACTGTTATGCCATATGGTAATTGGTTTGTATTGTGTAATCCATGTTAGTTGATGATCTAAAATATCACGGCTAACCATTAATCGCTTTACTAATGGTCGATGTGGAAACTCCTAATCTATCTGCTATCTCAGCCATTGTATAGCCATTATTAGCCATTGATTTGGCCGTAGCTATTTGTAAAGGCTGCATTCCATAACTAACTTTAGGAGTTGCCAACTGACGAATTCGATCCATGTCAGTATTGTTAAGAATCTTTGCCAACTGTGTTGGAGATACAGCGCCAGCTTGAATGGCTTCCCATTCGCGATCAGATATCACGATACTGGAATGCTTTTTATTAGCGCCAACTCTAAATCTAGCACCTTCAAGCGCCTGGTTTTTAAGTTTTCTATAATGATCTTTGTCATCCTTAATAGACGGATCATTCTTAACTTTCATAGCAACCACTTGATTTGCTATTAATTGGGCTTGCCTTTCAAGAGGACGATTCTTCATCGCTGTATTAAGTTGGGAAGTTAACGATTCAACTTCTTTCTTGTATGCTTCTGCAGCAGAAGGAACTCGTTTTTGGTTCTTTGTCCAATACGATTCTTTTCTAGCTCTATTTCCAAGAGCTTTCATTTGATTCGCATATGCGGCATAGACGTTTTCCATGGTTGTTCCGGATGACAATGTAAATGCATCGTCAGTTTCTGCCATTCTTGTGGAATCTTGTAATCGATTCTTTGTGATGTAGGATATCACGCCAGTTCTCTTGTTAACTTTCTCAACTGTGTATGTGTTATCCTTCTTTTCAAAATATAACTTTTTACCAGTTTCGGGATCTATGTCAATACGATTCTCTCTTTCTGGTACTTTAATTTGGGATTTGGCTCTAGAAATTAAAGTCGAAGCACCACCTTCTTGATACTTCTTCTTTAATTCTTTGATTCCATTGTCCTTTTCCGACTGCTTGTAATTTAGATTATGCTTTTCAGCATCAATTACAACCATTGAATGCCTAACGGCTCTTGCCAACTCGTCTTGGCTTGCGCCTTTCAAAGTCATATCAGTAATCAGATTTGAAATTTTACCCATTTCAGTCTGTTTAGTTTTAGACTTCATTTTAGGCATTCCAGGATATCCCGGATAAGCCTCTTTAGGATCGAATCCATCAAGTCCTTTAAGACTGGGACTGACTTTAAGCTTCTGTCCTTGAGTTGGTATAATTATCACGGAGTCTCCATCAAAGTCAGCGCCTGATAGTTTCTCGGCAACCCTTGGATTTATACCAATCGCATCTGGAGAATTACCAATAATTCGTTTTCCTTCTTTATTATTGTTGTTAACTCGAAGTTTTGGAATCTCGAAAGTTCCAGCATGAGGATGCCTTACTAATATCACTTCTTCTCCATTCCTATAGTTCGGAGCATACACTTCTGTGTCTTTTAAAGAATTTACTGGCAATATCACGGAATTGCTTTGTCTTGGCAGAGCTGCTGCTTTAAGGCTTACAGCATCAGAATCGCACGAATCGGCAAATCTGTCTAAGAAATACTTCTTAACAGTTGGATTTGTTAGAGAATTATAACTATCAAATTCTGCTAACTTCTGTTTGTATGCGAGATCCAACTGCTTCTTTGCTAATTCAGGACTCTGTTTAGATAAAAATTGGGAAGACAGTGTTTTCGACCATCCTTCCCAAGTTCCTTGTTCATTGACAATGTTTAATGCAGATAACTGCTTTTCGCCATTCTTGTCAATATAATGTTTCTGAATATAACGGAGTTGTTCTTCGTTCTTGATTGTTGATCCAAATGGATTGTCGAGATCGATCTCTCCTGTTGTCTTGTCTCTTTTAAGGGGCTTTAATACAGAGTTATCCTTTTCACCAAGCATTGGAGTTCCTCTATGCTTGTTGGTGTTAAATATAACGTCAACACCTTTTGGCATATCATCTCCATAGATTGCCATACCTTTAAGATAGTGAGATCCATCAACGGCTATTCGAACCTGAGCATATGATGCTTGACCCAAATTAAGATCTTCAACACCTCTTCTAAGTTCAATAACGCCATCTTTGTCTTTGCCACCATCCTCGGCATAACGAATCATTACTCGACTAGATGAAATATCACGAGGAGGTTCTATGTTCTGCATTGTTCTACCCATGTCTTCCGTGTAGTCAGTGACAAGCTTAATATCACCCTTATGGTTTTGTACTTCTTGATACGTTGTGTCAGGACCATAAAGAACTAATATATCGGTTTTCTTCCCTGTTCCTAACTGTTCAATCCATACTTCACCTGTTTGATATCCCTCTTCTTTAAGCTGAGCAATGGCTGTTTTTAATCTCTGCCTAGATATCCCCATATAGTTTTCGGTTCCAGCACCAACATCGACATACTTCTTTTTAGCAACTGCTTCTTTTAAAGAATTTGCGACGTTTGTTGTTTTCAACGCTCTTTCCTTAATCGTAGGATCGAGCCAAGATCTTACAGTCGATTCTGGAACACCCATTTGTCTGCCAATTTCGGTATAACCATAACCATGATCCATCAAGATTCGTGCTCTTGAAATATCACTGGCTCTTTTGGCATTCTTTTCGATACTCAATTTGGCTCTGAACTGTGAAGAATTCATACCGAATGACTCATAGATCTCTTTGTCGGAGAGACCCTGTTCTCTTAACTTCTTAACAGTACCAATAAACGAGCCATCATGCTGATAAGGGTTTTCGCCACTACCTTTTGGATAACGACCTGAACCAATAGGCGCTCCGTCATCAATGCTTCTACCCTCATGCATTAGATAATCTTCGAATTCTTCAAAGTTCATCATAAACGATTCTCCAGTTTAAGTTGTGTAATGCGATTGTCGAATATAACGATCTTCTGCATAATCTCTTTGATTCTGTCAGGCTCTGGAATAAATATAATTACGTCATCTAATTGATAGATTCGTAATTCAATGCCCGAAAGCATGTTTGGTTCTTTATCGTATTCCAAACAAAAAAGAGCAGCATAGATCATAAGCTGCTCCATATGCGCCGGAACTTCTCCGGTTTTAAGATCGTGAATTCTTAGGAAGTTTGTTCTTTCATCAAAAGCAATTGTATCCGCAGTTCCGAAGCAATTTGGCGAATAATATAACACCTGTTCAGGTTTCATACCATAGCTAATTGCATCGTTAACATAAAGATTCAATGTCTTCTTAGACTTTGGCAATTTGATCTTAAGTCTAATTGCCTGGCAAGCAAAATCATGAAGCTCTGTACCACGAAGAGTGGCAAGATGCCTCAAATATGTAGCTGCCAGTTTGTCTTCATCGTAATTGATCCAATGATACTTACTTGCCCCCAGGAATGCGTGTTGTCCTATCAGCTCGTAATGCGGATTGAAGTCCATTCAAAACCTCCTCTTTGTTCTCAGGAAATATAACGGATGCGAATGACATCTCGTTCATCTTTTTGAGATAGTAAGGCTGATTTGGCCGGAATGGTTCATTTGCAGATTTCTTGCATTCCAATACAGCCCACCTATCTTTGTACAAGATCAAAAGATCTGGTATTCCCTGAATGTGATTAGCATCTAACTTAGTCACAATTGCTCCAGGAAATATAATTTTTAGTTCTTTTATTAGCTTTGCCTGAAAAGCATTTTCTAATGACATCGTCAACCTCACCAAAAATAAAAAGAGGAGCAGATGCTCCTCAAAAAATATAAGAACGAGTTTGCTCTATTCTCTCTATTACATGGTGTGTTTTTTCTGCGAATTCGGAAAAAACGATTTTGCAAACGAACTCTCGTTGAATTTCTTCTTTTCTCTGAGTGACTTGCTAATCGCGATGTCAAGAGACGCTTTAGAAACAAGCTTGTAATAATATAATTCTGTGAAAGGACTATTACGCCTGTCAATTCTTCCAGCAGCTTGAACCATTGTTTTATATGAATAGTTCTGAGAATAGAAAAGCATAGTGTTTGTGGTTATGCAATTCCATCCTTCTGCTCCAGCAGTGTATTGAACTAAATATAACCATTCGCTTTCGGTTGGAACGGGCTGGTGCATATGACCATTCCATTCTGCCTTACGAATTCCTAGTTCTTTGGCTATACCTCTTAGAATCTCAAGCTCATAGTCATAGTTGTAAAATATAATTAATCGAGGACAATCATGAATGATCTGTTTAGCTGCATCTATTCTGGATTCGTCAGAGTTAATGATTCTTCTAAGAACATGGCACAGCTGGGATACATTCTCTATAGGAGCATCCTCATACGGATTCCATCGATTGTGCAATACTGACATGTAAAGATTACGATCATACGACACTGGAATATCACTATGCTTTTGTACACGAGCATTGTCGTATTCTATGTCGACATAGATCAACTCTCTAAGCTTGTATAGTCGTCCAGTATTAATATAACGGCTGATCTGTCTCCATTTGACATGTGGATTGTATACACAATGTTTGTTTCTAAACTCTGTAATGTTTTGGTAGAATCCGTTTGCTATAAATATAGGGGCCAAGTCTTCCCATTTATCCGCCGGAGTAGCGCTGAGCAGAATCCAGTGGTTGTGTTTGGAAATTCTTAAAAATGTTTTTGCCCACTTTCCATAACTCACCAATCTTTGTTCGTCAAATATAAAGAACGAATTCATGGTATTGGCATACTTTGGTAAGTTTTGCCAAGAATCCACTTTAATTTTTATCGGTGCTTTATCTGTAGGATATAACATAAAAGGAATGAGCTCTTTCTCCCATTCCTTATCGTCCCTCTTTTTAGCAGTTGTAATGATGTAAAGGTCTCTAGGTTTAGCCATAGAAATATAATAGCCTTCCTGGTTAATTGGAATCGAACCTTTGCACTCTTTACAGTAAAAGTAGGTAAGAGCGGTCCTGGATTTACCAGAACCAACTCCTCCTACCAATATAGCTCCGTTTTTAAGTCTTTCTACAGCCTCGATCTGACCAGCATCGAGTTCCATAGAATATCACTCTTCCGGAAGGTTCTCGTATCTACTTGCAAATTCGTCTTCGACGATTGTAAAGTAACCAGTCTTAAGATATGCTTTAACACCGGTTCTACCATTCATCTCCCAATTGTATGGTCTGACAATGAGATCGACTCTTTCAAGTTCTGCCCAATCAAGCATGTCAATATTACGCTCTGTGAGTTCTTTCTTGCTTGTTCTTGTAACCATAACAACCTTCGGAGGAATGTTCTTAAAGCTAACCTTAACTGGCAGATAAGCCTGAGGAATATCACCATCATCATGCTTGAAATACTTTACTGCCCAACCATCATTTGCAAGCTTTGCCGCAAGATCTGTATCCTCGATGACAACACAGAAATTTCTGTCTCCTGCTCTGTTGTACGGGCCTTCGGCTCCTGAGAAGTTACGGAATATAATTTTAGCGTTTTCGAAGTTAATGTTTGATGTTACCATTTGTAATCTCCTTTCATTTAAAACGGTAAGTCGTCTGATGTAATGTCAACCCAATTGGGTTCTTTAGGTTTGTCTGAGACAAAAGCTTCAAAATCTCCAAACAGAGAAATATCACTGACTGCTTTGTCTACTTGTTTGATGTAATATGAACGATCTATGTCATCCTGCTTGTTAAGAAGCCTTACAGTTTCTGATTCGAGCCAACGATAGCCCTTAGCTCCGGTTGCTGAAGAATATCCCGATCCTTCATTCTCACGAACTAGCAATCCTCCGCCACAGCCGGGTTTAATAGGACAGAACTGCCCAACTTTTCCTACGAAGTGGTAATCATGAGATTTCTCTTCGCGCTTATCAAGCTCGTCAATACGATTGTTAATCTGATCTATAGAAATATAACCATATGTCTTCTTAATCTTTTCCAGAAGCTTCTCATCATCTTCTCTGGTTCTGTCATTTCCATAGTATTTAATCAGCGTATTGTACTCTTTTACTTCTTCCGGCGTAAGACCACCACGATCTTCATTCATGTCTAAATATAATGCTGTCTTAACACTCTTTGTTTCGCACATATCTTCGAACTCTATAGGCTCATGAGAGAATAAAGTCTTAAATACATATGGCTGCTGGAACTGTGTTCCTGTGGCTGTCCACTTTCCAGGATCTTCAGGATCATCATCGGAAAGCTTGGCAATAAATACAGCATCGTTGACAAGGCAGATCCGCGAGAACTTGTGTTCAATCTCAAACTCATATCCATACTTAGCAGCATACTCATTAATATAATTAGCAAGCTCTGGCGTAGGATTAAGAATCTTAATAGAATCGGTCTTAATATGAATTACTTTGAATCCTTTCTTCTCAACCTCTTCCTTCAGATTGACCATAAATAAAGCGCCTCTCAGCGCTACAATGTTGTTAGAATTTCTCGGATCTCTAAATGGATTATCGAATGTTGCTGATGACAATCCATAAACGGAGTTAATGGCAATCTTTAATGCTTTAGACAATGATTTAGCCATAGACTCATCTTTAAGCCACGGCTCCAATCTGCCATCAAACATCTTTCTGGCAGATTCGAAGTCCTTGTGCTTAATATAAGCTCTTGTCTTCAGAAGCATTTCAAATCGATCGGTGTACTTTCCAGCATAGTTAAGTGCGATGAATGAATGAGGATGATGCGAGATTGAGTCGTAAGTGACAATATCACCAATATACATACCAGGATCGGCATATACATAGCCACCCTTTCCAACATCGATCCCATGATACATGTTATGGCCATTCACATACTCGTATCCGGGGAACTCTATAGACAGATCTGTGTAAACCAACTCCGGATGCTTATCATTTCCAAATATAATTTTGGTTGTAAGGCTGTTAGTCGTATCATTTACAGATCCGCCAGCCAAATCAGCCAAAATCTCTCTGGCAAGGAAGTCTCCCTTGTTAGCTTCAAATACGGCTTCCGTTGCAATAACGTCATTAGCACAGTAATCAGCCACCTTAGAATATAATTCTTCAGGTACTTCCTGATCCCATCTCAAACCAAGTTCAAGATGATGGATGCCTAACTGAATTTCCCACTTCTTAAGACTCTGTTTTGTGGCACAGAAGTCGAAAATATCAGTGTATGACAGATTGTATGCTTCTTTAAACATAGCATTCTTACTTCCAGCGATGATTCTCTGGCTCAAAGTATATAACTGGTAGTTATCGAATCCTACAACACGACCATACAAAATATGATTATCGTATCTGCGGTTGTTAAAGCCGATAAGTCTGTATTTAAGCAGATCGGTGATCTCCATGGCTGTTGGATTGATCATTTTAACAACAGCATCTTTGCCTTTGAATTTGTAACAAACAACAAAAAGATTCGGAAAGACTTCAACATCATAGAACACAATATCACTCTTTTCCGAATCCTGAAATTCGCTTGGTTCTTCAGAAGCAAAATGCATTTGATTAACCATATCGACGCACTTGTCTTTTTGATGTGTACTATTCATTGCGAATGCTAATACCGCAGGACGCATGGCGGTAACATCATAATGAATAGATTTGTCAGAATATAATTTATCGAGTTCTGACTTGAGAAAGCTTATCTCAGGAGTTGTGGCACCATGGTGCTTCTTAGCCAAACAATTCTTGATAAATGAGATTAGTGCTTTCTCATTACTCAGGACCGTTTCTCCTATCACTTTCGGTTCTCCTTTCAATGGCAGACCAGACTTAATATGTTTGATCTGCATAGTGTTACATTTAGTAAGCTGTCTTCGAAGTGACGCGTTGCCTGTAAACACTTTCACCTCAATGTTGTCGTCATAGACTCTACTCAACTTACTAGCATCTCCATCGTAAATATAATGCAGATGAATTCCAGCTCCGCTCTTACTTAATTCTGCATAAGTAGGAGGAAGACCGGTTTCATCCAGAAACCTTTTAACAGCTTCCAGATTCTCATTAAGGTCTTTATTGCCATCTGGACCTTTTCGATCAAAATCGATGACAATATGATTCTCAGGAACTTTTACATAATGCAGCTTATTAGTCATAAGCTCATAAAGTTTCCTAGTACATTTGGCCCAGGATATAGATGGAGTTCCGTCTTCTTTAGCATACTGTGCTGGCTGCTCAGAATATGTAATGTCAAATATAGACATCTGTTGCTCGAACTGTCCTAAAGGATGCTGTTTCGGAATAGCGACAAGATCCTGCTTCGAACTAATATACTCGAAACGTTCTGATTTGAACCCATAATATACATTACGTTTATGTTTTCCCTCTATTACCGTTTCAGCTTTATAGTCCTTAAAATATCCTTTAAGCTCGTTCGCCACAGTTCTTCTTTGCATCTTGTTCTTAACGTTTGCCTGTTCACAATATTTGCCATAGAGGTCCCAGACCGTTGTTAAATCAACATACTGGTGTCTTGCGAAGTCATCATAGTATTCCTGCATAAAATCATAAAAATCATTAGTCATTCGAAACATGTCGAACGGTTGATAACTGTCATAATATGATTCTCCAAGACTGTTGTACTTGTTGAGACAATGCCATGCGATTCCGCCAAGCTCCGAAGATATACCTTCCATGATTTTCTTATACCGAGAATATGGTTTAATCTTCTGTCCGCTCGGTTTTACATCAATCAATCGTCTCATCATTCCGGATCTGGAATCAGTTATTCGAACAGGCTTGTTAGTTCCCATAAATAAAAACGTCCGAGGGACAACCTCATAACGTCTTCCGTATTTAGGATTAACTTCCATCGGTTCGTGAGATATAACGCTGTTAAGAACAGTATTATCTTCGATTCTACTCAGATCTCCATCGTGTTGAATTGATACCAAAGGATTGTTCTTCATGAAATTCAGAGCAAACTGATTGTTCATGCTTCCCATTTCCTTAGCATCGAATGTCGACAAATATGGACCAAACAATTGTTCTACAATCTTAAGAAACGTCGACTTACCACTTCCGGCATCACCATACAGAACTATAAATTTCTGAATACTTTTAGAGTCTCCAGATATAATTGCTCCTATGGCCCATTCGAGCTTGTCTCTTTCATCTGGTTCGTACAATGTTTGCATCAACTCTGTATAATTCGGAATTGGCATTTCGCAAATATCATAGTCCAGACGTTTGCTGGCATAGTCTCGTTTTGTGCTCTTTGTGTTAGCAAATATAATTTTTGTGTCCATTGGCTTATTGATGTCTCTCAGCTGCTTTTGAACATATTTATGCCACTTGTCTATGGAACCGGAATCGGCGTCGACCATGTAGTGTGGAATTATAGATAGTCCTCCTAATCCGGAAGTGCCACCCTGTTTGTCTTTTTCTTCTTGACAAACTTTACGAATATCATCATCTATAAGATCGATGACAGTTCCTTCATCCGTTGACCACAAATGTTCATCCGGATTCCAAACCGCATAGAAATCTCCGCCTCTGATCATCAAGTCCTGCGTTTTAAAATTTACAAGAAACTTCGGACATATCTCAAGAGTCCCCTTCTTGTAGTTTGGTATTTTTTCGATTTCATAAAAATCTAGCATGTCATTACGAAAAATTCTCCTTTCTAGACTTATTCCCAATTCCCCCGAAAAAGTGCTCTCTATAAAATATATATAAAAAATTTTTCTATATATTATATAAGTATACTTTTCTGGGAACTGGGGAGGGAATTAAGACAATTTTCATTCAAAAACCGCCTTTTCATCCCAGTTTCCCATTAAATCGGATAGTTTTCACCAATCCAGAACTGCATCTGGTACCAAAGTTCAGTTTTCCTCATGTCCTTGTTACACTTAAAAACTGGGAAGAATGACCCTTTCCCATTTTTTGGGAAGTCTCGATTTACGATTCTGGCGCACATATTTGTCAGTTCAATGGTGCAATTTCCGTTGAATTTTTCGTCCCGAAAAGCTTTCAAATCTATTCCGGCATTAGAAAGCATCGACCAAAACCATAACGGTGTTCGGTCTTCATTATCCGGATCCCACATAATATCCGACTGGATGCGCAAAGCAAAAGCGACCATCATCTCAAGCATTGAGCATCTTTCATTCTCGCTGAAGAAATCCTCAAAATCGCTATTGGAGTTTCTCAGCTCATCAACGTTGTATCCAAGATCTTCAGAAAATATAATTCTGAGATCAAGGCCATCTCTGATTCGATTGATGTCCTTATACACTTGAGATCTCTTACTGTTTGCAACATAGAATGGACAAGAATATAGGCGTCTTATGATTCGCCAATAACATCCATACTGCTCAGAGCCTCTTCCTACTTTTCCATACAGCCAAGAAATATAATTTTCTTCAAAGATTTGGAAGTTAGCTGTTGGCTGAAACGCTCTCACTTTCATCCTCCTCCTTTCTGTAACTGTCAATCATAGTCATGAGATTTGATTTGTAAACCGGATCACGATTCTCCATGAATCTGAAAATATAATTCATAGGGATTGCTTCTTCTTTCGGTAATTCGTCCAGAAACTCTTTGACGATCTGACACAAGCCATCATCGTATCCAAACTTCAAATATAATTGTTCATACAAATCGTTTACCGAGATCATCCGCGCCATACTACACCACCACTCTCGGCAATAGAGCTCTCATCTCTGCTAATCTCAAGATCACAGCTAAGAAGCTCATTACGAATATAAACAAATTTGCTCTGAGTTTTGACAAGATATTCAATGTTCTCATCGCCGATCACAGACGGTTCAACAGCTTCACGACTCAGATCGTCAACAACAATCTTGTCCGGAACGTAGAACGTACAGCTCATTTTGTCATAGCTCAGCTCAGTCTCTGAATAATCTTCTTCAGAGATTAAATACGGACCATCTTGTTCTCTTGGATGTTCCTTTTCAGCCATTTTTACCTCCAAAGGTTTTTCCTTTTCTAAAGTATCTCCACTTTTCGAATAAAAAGTACGATAGTCTGTAGAGACTGCTGGCTTTGTCTCAGAAATATCATTCACAATGATTGTCTTCTGAGAAGTTTCAACCTTCTTAGGACTATCGTCTGGCTTCTTTTCGAAAGCTTGCCTTAAAATACTGTCAACTTCTTCCTTAGCCCACGAGTCATACTTGTTTTTAAAGTATTCACGAGAACCAAGGACCCCGGCCGTTAGGCCTACGAAAAATATAATGAAATAATCAAAACTTTTACTCATTGGGTTATCCTCTTATTATTAAGGTCTTACAGCCAGGATCCAGCTATAAGACCGTATCATACAGTTTGCCTAAATATAATTCCGGAAAGTCGAAGATGTCGGCCATTCCTCGACCTCCCGGAGCATTTAAATCAGTCAGTCACAGAAGTGTGGCCACGTCTCCATCAATATTCGGATCGAGACATACTGACGCCTCATATCCCATAATCATGTCTTTAGCAGCATCGGTAATAGGTCTGTTAATATCAATGATGCCAAAGTTGATCTTGCGAGGATTATTCGGATCATACACCCATCCTTTTCCGAGAATCATTTTCTTCTTTTCAACCGGAAGACGATTCCAGATACCAAGATCGATCAAACAATCAGACCACATAACAAAATCTCTCTTATAACCAAGAATATCATTGTAATAAGCTTCAATTTTTCTGATCAGTGACAGATTTGCCAGAGGATTATCAGTCCATTCTGTTGAATACATCTCATCGAAAATAACCGCACAATCAGACAGATCGCCGACATTAACCGGTCTGACTTCTTCAGTCTTTTCAACCTGAGTTCCATCTTCCTGTACCTCTGTGTATTCGTGAGACTGTTTATGAGCGCCTGTTACTCCGAAAATATCAGCTTCTTCGCCATACTCATCTTTAATACGGCTTCTGTAAGTGTTGTATGTCTTCTGCAGACCGTTGTAACTTGCAGCCAGATACAGAACACGTTTGTTCAGAATTCTGTGAGCAACACAAATGCATACTACACCAATTGCAAATTCAGCCATCGGAGCCCAATAATGTTTCACAAAGTCCTTTGCAGTCAGCAAATATGCAACTGTCGTGTCTTTACGAGCATCTTTCTCGGTGTATTTTTCAGCGAACGGATCATTAACGTTGCTGGATTTCTCAACGGCCTCATCGCTCTTAGCCATTCTTTCA